TGATTATAAGGAGGGAGAATGATCACCTTTAAACGCATTTTAAGCACCATTCTAGCCACTTTCATCACAATTTCGCCCTGCTATGCCAATAAGTCCACAAGACTCCAAAAAGGGGCAAAAGCGCCCTTCTCTGGAACGCTCTTGGATGATGAAGCGGTGGCAAAGATTTTAGCAAAACAAGATTACTTGAAAAAAAGCTTGAAGCTGGATTGTTCTTATCAGAAACAAAAAGAAAAAGCAAAGCTTCAATTGAAGATTGATCAGTGCAAAGTAGACTTCAAGATTGAAAAAGAATTGAGAAAAAACTTAAGAAAGATTGATCAAGAAGAGATTACAAGATTAAGAAAGATTGCAAAGCCGCAAAACAATTGGACACCTCTTTGGATCACAATTGGCTTTGTTGCCGGAGCAGGAACAACAATTTTAATTCTTTACGGAATACAAGGAATTCAAAAGTGAAGATCAAGAAAGAAACCATTCTCAAAATCATCAAAGAAGAGATCGAAAGAGAACTTTTGAAAGAAGGTGTTTTAAAAATTCAAAATCATATTTCAAATGAAAATTTAAAATTGATTGAAGACAAGTTTCGTGAGCTTTTAAATATATATTTAACTTCCGATAAAGAAGAGGAAATTTATGATCAAGCCGAAGGCTTTAAGTTTAAAAATGTTGCCGGAGAGGAGCAGGTTGTTGACTTAATTCTTTCAGTTGGTCGGCCCCTAAAGGGAGAAGAAGACTCTCTGGCATTTCTTTCGGAAGAAAGCGATAAAGGTTATTATCATTTAAAAATAGTTGTAGCATACAAGGAAGATTTCGACAAAGAAACTATTGACTTTGCCATAAGTAGGATGCTTGATCACGAGTTGATTCACCTGATAGATTCAAAATATTTTAAAAAATCAGATTTTAAAAAAGGTTATCTTTCCCAAAAAAGAGAAATCTTAGCACACTCTAGCGAAATATACAAAGAGGTTGTTGACTTTTTAAATTCAGAAGACGAACAAGATAAAGAATACTTAAACAGTTTGTTTAATTTTTACAAGGAAGGGCAGGTTACGCAGTTAAATCTATTTAAACTCTTATTAGGAGTTAGTCGAGCGTTTAAAGAGGCGAAATTGGGAGACGATCCCAGATTTATAAATAATAAAACACTGCAACATACAATGAGAGATAAGCAACCTTATTTAAAACATCTTTACAAAAAATTGTGGCCATTGATTCAAAAGAAACTTAAGGAGGTTTAATGAAAGACCAAAACTACGTTGTGAAAATGGAGAAGGCAATCTCCGAAAAATGGGGTGCAGAGGCAGTTCAAAACCCAAAAGCAGGCTGGGATCAAGAAAAAGAAAAAGAATATCTTGAACAATTGAAAGAAAAGGAAAAAAGAAAGAGAGATTTAGAGAAGAAAGCAAAACAAAACCTCTCAAAAGTAGCAAGAGTTTGTTCAACTTGTGAACAAACAAAGATTGGCTCAAGACACGATGTTTATTTCACAAAGTTTTCCTGCTGTTTTGATTGCTATGTACAGTGGATTGAAGGCAGAGAACAAAGATGGAAGGAAGGTTGGAGACCAGACAAAAAATAGTCTTTTAACCTTCTAATTACTATTTATTACAAACAAATTGTTTTATTGGAGATTTAAATATGTCAGAAATGTTAGCAGTAGTTAGAGGAATTTCCCAAGTATTGGCAAATACCTATCACGGCGCTTACGATCCTAGAACTGGTGAGAAAATTAAAGTGGGCTTGAAACGAGATCAAGAAGTTCCCCATACAGAGCATCAACTTTTGGACGGCTTTAAAGTTCGTTTTCACGGAAATAAAATGGTTATCACTTATCAAGCTGATGTCGATCTGAAGCATATTCATAGTTGTGACTACGAACAAGAAGTAGAAGAGATTTATGCTAATATTGTCAAATATCTTCAAACAGAATACAAAAAACACACCGGTCGTTCCCTTCGTTTGACCGAAGAAGGTGAGTGTGACATTCTTATGCAGTCGGTCTCTAGAAAAAGAAACTTTGTTCAATGTGTCAAGCATTACAAGATTAACAATATCAAGGGAGAGCCTAACCCCTACGATGATGGTGAAGACCTCGTAAGAGATGCAACCAAAAGATTTATCGCCTTGGGTAAGAACAACACTCCATTTTAAGGATTGAAATGTCTAAAAATGCTGCAAGAATCTCAAAGAAACAAATTAAAGCGGAAATTCTCAAATCAGGTAGAGACCCGGTTTATTTTATCAACAATTATGTAAAAACTGTCCACCCAGTTCGTGGCGCAGTCCCTTTCAAAACTTACCCCTTCCAGACAGAGCTTTTAAAAGAATTTCAAAACAATCGCTACAACATTATCCTTAAAGCAAGGCAGTTGGGCATCTCTACTTTGAGTGCATCCTATATTCTTTGGATGATGTTGTTTTCTCAAAACAAAAACATTCTTGTTATTGCAACAAAGCTTCAAACAGCAGGAAACTTGGTTAGAAAAGTTAAGCAAATGATGAACTCTCTCCCTAGCTGGATGAGGATTGCATCAATCAAGATTGACAACCGAACTTCTTTTGAACTTTCAAACGGCTCACAAATCAAAGCATCTGCGACTTCTGCTGATGCAGGTCGTTCAGAAGCTCTTTCTCTTTTGGTTATTGATGAGGCCGCTCACATTGAGAATATGGATGAGCTTTGGGCTGGTCTTTATCCTACAATTTCAACCGGTGGTCGCGTTATTGCACTTTCTTCTCCAATGGGTGTTGGGAACTGGTTCCACAAAATGTGTGTTGGAGCAGAAAACAGCGAAAACGACTTCTTTTTGACCACTTTGCCATGGGATGTCCACCCTGAAAGAGATGATAATTGGTTCAAAAAAGAGACAAATAACCTTCCGCAAAGAAAAATTGCACAGGAATACCTTTGCTCTTTCAATGCTTCCGGTGAAACCGTTGTTCACGCCGACGATCTTACTTATTATGAGAAGAAAGTGGCAGTTCCAAAGTACAAGTCAGGGTTTGACAGGAACTATTGGATCTGGAAAGAGGCCGAAAAAGGTAAAAACTACCTTATCTCGGCAGATGTTGCTAGGGGCGACGGAAGAGACCACTCTGCTTTCCATGTTATTGACGTTGAAGAGATGGACATCGTAGCAGAATACTGCGGGAAGCCTTCAATTGATCTTTTTGCGACCTTTTTGCAAGATGTTGCAAGGGAATATGGAAATCCTCTTTTGGTTGTCGAAAATAACAACATTGGATACGCGGTTTTAGAAAAATTGATTGAAGCAGGATATCCAAATCTTTATTTTTCTATTAAAGGTTCAGGTGAATATATTGATTCTTTCACCGCTGAAACGAGAACTGGGTCTGTTCCCGGTTTTTCAACTTCTCATAAGACCAGACCCCTGATCATTGCAAAGTTGGAAGAATTCATAAGAAATAAACTACTTAATATCAAGTCAAACCGCCTTATACAAGAGCTAAGAACGTTTGTTTGGAACAATGGTCGCCCAGAGGCGATGAAAGGTTACAACGATGACCTTACAATGTCTTTGGCAATTGCCTGTTGGGTTAGGGACACTGCCATTGTGCAAGGAAGAAGAAACGATGACTTTAAAAGAGCCTTGATTGGTGGGATTATGTCAACAAGATCCGGATTAGATGTTAGAGTTCCGGGCCAAAAAGACTATAATAGAAGTGCAGATCTGCAAAGAAAAGCAAGACAAGCTGCGAAACAACAAGAACAATTTAGCTGGGTATACAAAGGATAAAAAATGGCTGCTCCGAAAAATGATAAAGGTAACAGAAACCCTAATTCTAATCTTTTCCAAAGATTGACTAGGCTTTTCTCTGGTCCGATTGTTAATTATCGCTCTCAAACCTATCGAAAAGAGCGAAGAAGGCAGATGGATAAGTACAACTTTACGTCTGCTTCTGGTAAGCAATTCAAAAAATCTATTCACGATCCATTCGCCAATACAACCTACAATTATGTTGCATCCCAAGGGCGAGCAGAAAGATACGCAGACTTCGAGCAAATGGAGTATATGCCAGAGATTGCGTCAGCCATTGATATTTACGCAGATGAAATGACAACCTCTACTTTCATCAACAATCTTTTAACAATTGACACCAGAAATCAAGAGATTAAATATATTCTAGAAGAGCTTTATATGGACATTTTGAATGTTGAGTTTAATCTTTTTGGATGGTGTCGTTCGATGTGTAAGTTCGGAGACTTCTTTCTTTACTTGGATATCGAAGAAGGAAAAGGTATCACAAATGCCATTGGGCTTCCAACGCACGAGCTTGAAAGGTTGGAAGGTTTGGATAAAACAAATCCAAATTATATTCAATACCAGTGGAACTCGGGTGGTTTAACTTTTGAAAACTGGCAAGTTGCTCACTTCCGCATCTTAGGAAATGATAAATATTCTCCCTATGGGACTTCTGTTTTGGAGCCAGCGAGAAGGATTTGGCGACAATTAACTCTTATTGAAGATGCAATGATGGCTTATCGCATTGTTCGCTCTCCGGAAAGAAGGATCTTCAAGATTGAAGTTGGTAACATTCCTCCGCAGGAAGTGGAGCAGTATGTCCAAAGGGTTATGACCCAAATGAAAAGAAATCAGGTTATTGACCCTGACACCGGTCGCGTTGACCTTCGCTATAACCCTCTTTCTGTTGAAGAAGATTACTTCCTTCCTGTGCGAAACGGAGTTGGCTCTGACATTTCTTCTTTGGCCGGTGGTCAGTTTACCGGTGATATTGATGATGTAAAGTATCTTCGTGCTAAGTTGTTTGCTGCTTTGAAAGTTCCAGAGTCTTACCTTGCCGGCGGAGAGGCTGGTGGTGAAGTCGAAAAAGGCGCTCTGGCGCAAAAAGACGTTCGCTTTGCAAGAACAATTCAAAGGTTGCAAAGATCGGTGATCTCTGAATTGGAAAAGATCGGGATCATTCACCTTCACACTTTAGGCTACAAAAACAAAGATCTGGTTTCTTTCAAGCTGCGTTTGAGCAACCCGTCCAGAATTGCAGAACTCCAAGAGTTGGAATACTGGCGAACCAAGTTTGATATTGCTGCATCTGCAACTGAAACTTACTTCTCTCGTCGTTGGATTGGTGAGAATATTTTCAACCTTTCCGAGGCAGATCAACTAAGAAACGAAAGAGAGCAGTTCTACGACCGCGTGTTTATTGCAGAATTGGAAAAAGTAGCAGAAGTGGCAGAAAATGAAAGAGGTGGAATTGGCGGCGCTGGAGATGACCTAGGCGGAGATGCTGCCGGAACAGATGCTGGAGAATTAGACACCGGTTTAGATTTAGATCTTGGTGGCGAAGCCGGCGGTGGTGAAGACACCGGTTTAGATTTAGGCGGTGATGCCGGCGGAGGTGGAGAAGAGCCTATGCTGCTAGCTACCCCGGGTAAGAGAGATGACGAAGAATATAAATACGAAAAAGATGGAATGACAACAACTTCCAAATCAAAAGGAAAGTGGTATAAACCAGTCACCAGTGATAAAAGAACATCACTGGCTCCAAAAAAGAAAAACTACAAAGCAAAGTATTCAGATCGTTCCGCTAGTAGATCTAAAGAGAATATCTTTCCAGATTTTAATTCATTTGTAAGATCGAGCAGGGGGATGTATGAGGGAAAAGGATCTAATTATTCAGATGTTATAAACAACACAAGAGAAGTGGATAAGCTCTTGAAAGAATTGGAGAATAAAGATGAAAACTAAAAAGCTCAAGCATAATAAGAAAAGAAACACTGCTTTTCTTTATGAGTGTTTAGTCAGGGAAATGACAATCTCAGTATTAAACAAAGATAAAGAGAAGGCTGCAAAGATTAAAGATTGTCTTAAAGAGTTTTTCAAAAAAGGTACAAGTCTGAATAGGCAATTGGATACCTATAAGACTCTTTACAATACCACCAATTGTTCTTTGAACAATGCTCATCGTCTTCTTCACGAAGCGAAAGATAAAAATTACAAGATTGATGAAAAAGAGCTTTTCAACGAGCAAACAAGATTGATCAATTTTATGAACAAAGAGTTGGGTTCTGGTATTTTCAATTACTTTCTTCCCAATTACAAAACAATCGCTTCTATTTCACAGATCTTCAATAGGGATACGAGTGTTAAAAACCGCGTTCTGTTGGAGAATGAAGTTGTTAAAGGAATGTTGAAACCAATCCAAGAAAAGAAAGAAGTTGTTACAGACAATCTTGTTTTTGATGTTTTTATGAAAAAGTTCAACGAGAAATACGGAGAAGATCTCTTCGAAGAACAAAAAGATCTGATCAAAAGATATCTTTTCTCCCTAGATGGCTCCAATTCTGAGGTTGTTCTCTTCTTGGAGCAGGAAATGGAAAAAATTGAAGCTGATCTTCGTTTGATCGAAACAAAAGAGATCAACCCACAAGTTAAAGATAAGATTTCCAAAGTAAAACAGACCCTCAAAGAGGCGGAGCAGATTGACGACAAAATGGTCCTTAAAATTCTTAAAATCCAGCAGCTTATAAGAGAGTTCAAGAATGTTTAAGATTAAAATTCAACCTCCGGGCTATCATAAAGAGATTGAAATTGAATGCGTCAAGACCTTGAATGGCGATCTAATGTTTAATAGTCATCCTGAATTCGATATACATTTGGATGTGAAAAACAAAAAGGTTATCACCGTTGCAAAGCAGGAGCACGGTGCAGACGCTTATCCGATTCAAGATGAGTTTTTAAATTATCTATGTCAAAAAGGTGCAACAGATTACACGTCCATTAAAGCCGGCTATGTTCCAAACTCTTTGGGTGCGAAACTGTTAGAGCCAAAAGATGATGACTTAAATTCTTTCGATGTTGTTATTTTTCTAATCCACAAGTATCTAAAAGAAAACGAAAAGTATATTAATTTTATTGAAACTTTTGAAGATCAATATGAAGAAGATCTAACCAATCCAACACCGGAAGAGTCCACGGAGCTTGGCGAAGTTCCACACAAAGAAAGACAAGGATCAGTTCCTCCTAATAAATATTATGGATATGGTTATGGATACAGGCCCTATGTCTATGAGGGCATTGAGAAGGATAATTGATGGATTTATTTTATTTTTTGCTAGTTGGTTTTGGAATGACACAGATTTTGGTTTATGGTTTTATTTTTGATAACATTCGTCCAAAGCATCATTTTTTTCATTGTCCGATGTGCGTCGGTTTTTGGGTTGGGGTTTTTTTGTGTACAATAAATCCCTTTGTATCACTATTTAATTTTGATGTCACAATAGCAAATTGCTTTTGTTTGGGTTGTTTAAATTCAGGCACAGCATATGTTTTGTGTAATCTTTTTGGAGACTCTGGAATAAGAGTAGAAAGGAGCTAACTATGTGGAACGAAAAATGGAAATTGCAACCAGTTCGACGCTGTTGTAAAGGTAAGTAGCTCGTGCCGCTAGCGGCGGCGTTCAAAAAGTAAAAGGGACTTGTATAATGTCAAAGAAGTTATTAACAGAGTTTTATGAATTATGCCCCAATGGGGTTTGCGAAGATATATTAACGGAATCGGAAAAAAGAATGGTTAGGGAAAACGGTGCTCTTTTTCTTTCTGGTGTGATCCAAAGAGCAGAGCATTTGAATGGTAATGGCAGAGTTTATCCCCGACCTATCCTGCAAAGAGAAATGGACACTTACCGCAGACTGATCGAAGAAGGAAGAGCAGTTGGTGAATTAGATCACCCAGACTCTTCTGTTGTTAACCTTCGCAATGTTTCCCACAAAGTTACTGATTGCTGGTGGGATGGTAATAACGTTTATGGAAAATTGCAAGTGCTGAATACACCTTCTGGTCAAACTCTTCGCGCTTTGGTTGAAGGTGGAGTTAAGATTGGGATCTCATCGCGTGGATTAGGCTCTGTTGTTGAGTCTGCCGGCAGAACATTAGTAGAAGATGACTTCCAACTTATTTGCTTTGACATTGTACAAGAACCTTCTACTTCTGGTGCTTTTCTTTTCCAAGAAGAAAAACAAAGGCTTCACGAAAACAAAAATGTAAAAATCAATTCACTTTTAGACGATATTTTAAAGGGATAATATGAAGATCAATCTCGAAAAGCTAAAAAACATTATCAGACCCATTGTTAAAGAAGTTATTGAAGAATCTTTGACAAAAGACGGCCTTTTAGCTTCTATTATTCAAGAGACAGCAATTGGCTTGGCTAAGGCACAAGTTATTGTCGAAGAAAAGAAAACCAATCAATCTCAAAAGATTAGAGTGGAAGAACAAAATAGAAAAAATCAAGAAGCAAGAAAAAAGCTTTTGGATTCGATTGGGAGCCAAAGGTTCAATGGTGTGAATGTTTTTGAAAACACAAAGCCAATGACTGCTCAGGAAAGCAGCCGTTCCCCTTTGGCAAATCAAGATCCAAATGATGCTGGTATTGATATTACAGCACTCCCGGGAATGGGAAACTGGTCTAAACTAATTTAAGGGAATAAAATGGCTACAAATGTAAAAATCTTTAAAAGAAAAAATGAAACAGAAGAAAACCTTGTTAGGCGATTCATCAAAAAGTGCAAAAAAGAAAGGATCGTTGAAGAAGCAAGGGAAAGAAAAGAATATCTTAAACCTTCTGTAAGAAAGAGAAGAAAGCGCGAAAGAGCGCAAAGACAAAGAGAAAGAGATGCTCGAAAGGCTGCAAAGCAGTTCGAAAAGTTCAAGGCAAGAAAAAGGAATAAATCAAAATGACTTGGAAATATTACGATGCTGGAATTGGAAACACCGCGTCTTATCAAGTGAGTGGACACCCGTGGGTTACTGGCTCTGCATTAACTCAAAATACAACTGTTGAGATTTCTTTTCCCTTTGTCACAAAGGCATTTACTGTGATTAACAAAGGTGCTAATGATCTTCGTGTTCATTTTTTAAACAACACTAACGCAAAAGCAGATCATTATGTCACGGTCAAGAACACTGGTTCTTTGCCGCAAGGATATCGCTTCGAAGTTAAATGTGACAAAATGTACATTACAGAGCCAAACTTGGCTGCTGGTTCCTACGAAGTTTTTGCAGAATTGACAAGGATTGATGACGCTAGAATGTTTGCCCTAACAGGCTCAGGAATTGACGAGTAATGGCTAGAAGGTATACTGATTCTTCTTTTGTTATTCAAACTTTGGCAGAGCTTTCTAGTCAAAGAGATAAGACGATTGATCAGGTTCCTTTTTCAATTGGGCCGCTAACAGCAGCAGGGTTGCATCAAAGAAACAATGCTTATATTGTTTCAGAGAGAGAAAGCCCAAAAGATTTTTTATTTGAGGTTGAAAATATGAATTTTAATTTTAGAGAAATTACAGAAAGTACAACGGTCACTGCAAATGACCGTGTGATTGGTGTTAAAACAACCACTGCTGAGGCTTCTGTTACAATCAATCTTCCCGCTGCTGCGACTGTTAGGAACGGATTTGCGCTTATTGTTAAAGACACCGAAGGAAGTGCAGCAGATTATAACATTGTTGTAGATGCATATGGCTCTGAAACAATTGATGGCGGAGCAACCTTCACGATTACTAAAAACTATGCTGCTATCAACTTTGTTACAAACGGCTCCAACTGGTTTGTTTATTAATAAAAGGATATAGAAAATGGCTTATAAACAGGGTGCAGAGGTAGATGGTGTTGGTGGCGCAGGAGCGGTGCAACATGTTTCAACCGGCACCACCTTATCAGGAAGTCAAAATTTTAAAGTATCAGAATCTTCTGTTGCTGTGGAAAACAAACACCTTTCTTTGACTGGTGCTGTTGGGGAATTTGAAACTCCGGCAACTCTTTATCTTTATTCCGGCGTTGAAGGTGGAAACAACATCCAAGCAGATGCCAACCAGCTTCAGATCAACGCCGCCGCCGCAGCCTATCTTAACGGATCTACGATTGCTGAATTGGCAGCAGAGTCTGTCGGACTTTCAGGCTCCGCGTCTATCGCTCTACATTCAGAGTTAGGCTCGGTTCAGCTAAGTGCGTCCTCTGGGACTCAAATCACTGGATCTTTGGGTGTCGATGGCGCTACCACTTTAGGTGCAACAAACTTGGGAACAACTTCCGTGCAGGGCAATCTTTCTGTCGAGTCAGGTCAGGCATATGCAGTGATGTATGGAACAACAATTGAAAACTCCGGCTCAGTTTCTGTTAACTTAAACAACGGAACAAGTCAAATTTTCTTTGTTAATGCCACTAATGTAACAATGTCAAACCCAACCAACGGCCAAGACGGTGGAGTATACAACTTTATTTTCAAACAAGACGAAACAGGCTCTAGGGCGTTAACATTTGGTTCAAAGTATTTGTTTCCGGGAGGTACGCTCCCTACCTTGACAGAAGCCGCAAATGCTGTTGACGTTGTTTCTTGCATTTATACAGGAGATGTTGATGGCGGCTCACTTCTTTGCTCCGCTGTTAACAACTTCTCTTCAAGCGCATAAGGTAAGATATCATGTTTACTATGCCAATGGGAATATATGGTAGAGCTAGTGGTGGCGGAGCAAGTTATATTCTCCCAGTTGTTTACTATAAGTTTGAAAGTCAGGACGGCTCAGATACTTCTGATGCTGGTAATTCTTTTGACTTTACTCTAAACGGCTCCCCGGCCTTTACCGGTTCTGTCCCCACAGGTGGCGGCTCCTACTCTCTTGTTATCGACGGCGTTAATGATTACGGCTCTACCTCTGACAATGCTACAATTGGCTCTGCTATAGATGGGGGATACTCGGTCTCAGCTTGGATCAACCTTTCTCCAACTCAGTTTGGCAATACGAGTGTGCCATTTTGGAATATATACGACAGTGGCAACGGAAATGCTAACTACAGAAACGTTGCAGATGGTAGTTTATACGGTCACAGCAGCCCAACGTATGGCTGGGGTGTGTCCGGTATGCACAGGGGTACCGCTGGGTTTAGTGGTGTTAGTGTTGGTTTTGGTGGTATTGATTTTTCATACGGCGCTGGATGGAGCGCTGCAACATCTTGGTTTCACGTTGTTTGGACTTATGATCCAACAACAGACACACATAAGCAATATGGAAATGGCACCCTACTTCGTTCCGGAAACCCTGCATCTGGCGATCCTTTGATACCAACTAGTGCTAAGTTCGAAATAGCCAGAAATAACACTTCAACAGCAAACCAAGATTTCTTTGTTGATGAGCTTGCACTTTGGGGTCAAGTTTTAACAGCAGATCAGGTAACAACTCTCTATAACTCAGGTGAAGTTATTGATAACAACACCGCGTTAGAGGAATAAAAATGTCAAAGTATGCAATTATTTCATCTTCAGACCTATCATCTTATGACTTCTCTTATTTGGGCAGTGTAAGAAAGTCTTTGGATGAAACATTAGCTGTTGTAGAGTGGGAAGGCTTAGACCCTCAGTGGGTTGTAAACCTTTCAGCATCAGTTTTAACACAAGAAGAAGCACAAACAATAATGTCAACGGCAGCATGGACTGCCCCGACAGGCTCTTCTTGATCAAAATAAAGTGTTTATTAGAAATAACAACTATTTATTTATAAAATTTAAGTTTACTAGGAGTATAAAACATGTCTTCTTTGTTAGAGCAAGCAATCGTAGATGCAAAAGCATTAAAAGAAGTTGCAATTCAAAACGCTGAAAGAGCAATCATTGAAAAGTATTCCGACGAAGTTCGTTCTACTTTGGATCAACTTCTGGAACAAGAAGAGCCTGCTGGCGAAGAAGTTGGTAATGGCGACTTGGAACCGGCATTGGAAGAGGAAATTCCTTTTGCCCATAGGACTTCTGATATTGAGCCTCAAATGGTTTCCATTGACCTTCAACAACTGGAAGAAGAAATCAACAAAAGATTTGAAGGTGTGCTCGAAGAAAGAAAATCTTTTCTGATTGCAGAGCCAGAAGTTCTGGAAGAAGCCAGTTGTGGCGGACCTCACAAAGAAGACGAAGATGCAGTCTATATGGAAGAAGACGAAGATGCAGTCTATATGGAAGAAGACGAAGAAGAAAAACTTGAAGAAGGCAAATGCCCTTCAGACTGTAAGTGTGAAAAGTGTAAAGAAAGACTCGAAGAAGAAATTGAATTGGATGATGATCTTTTCCTAGAAGAAGCGTTCCACTTGGATTATAAAACTCAACCCACAGGTCATGTTGGTGCTTTCACCGATTCTGAAATGGAATTGGCAATGGATCTTGAAGCAATCAAAGAAAAATATGAAGATAAGATTGAACACCAACAAGGCATTATGCAAGAAGCAGTCGAGATCATTGAAGATCTTGAAGCCAAAAACAAAAAATATGAGAATTACTTTAAGAAACTGAAAGAAAGTTTTGCAAAAGTTAAATTAGATAACACAAAATTGATGTATACCAACAAGGCCCTGATGAACGACTCCCTTAATGAGCGGCAAAAACAAAAGATTGCCGAAAGTTTGTCAAGCGCCAAGAATGAAGAACAGGCTAAGATAATTTTTGAGACATTATCACAAAACGCAGTGGGAAGCGGCAAGTCTGCTCCAAAATCACTGAGTGAAGCAGTCGAGAAACGAAGTCTGTTGACAGTGGCTCCTAAGAGAAAAGAAACTCAGGAGACCATTGAAGAAGCCATCTCTAGTCGTTGGAAGAGATTGGCAGGAATTAAAAATTAAAATTATAATTAAGGAGAAAACAAATGTCTGTATTGAAAACTTTGACAGAAGGCATTGTTGAGCGCGACCTTGCACAAGAAGGCAAAGCACTTCTTTCCAAATGGGAAAGAACTGGTCTTCTCGAAGGTCTCACTTCTGACTATCAGCGTCAGTCAATGTCTCGTCTGCTTGAAAACCAAGCAAAACAACTCTTGAAAGAAGCATCCTCGATGGCTGCTGGTGATGTGGAAGGCTTCTCTGCTGTTGCTTTCCCGATTGTTCGTCGTGTCTTTGGCGGTCTCGTTGCTAACGATATCGTTTCGGTTCAGCCCATGAGCCTTCCCTCTGGTCTGATCTTCTTCTTGGACTTTACCTATGAAGCTAGCCGATTTGGTAATACCGCTGCTCGCTCTATTTATGGTACTGACAAAGTGGCAAAAGGCATCCAGTCCGGTGTGAACATTGTTGGCTCTCGTGGAGAGTCTAATGGCGGACCTTACCTGATGGGTGGTGCTTATTCTAGCCCTCGAATTGTTGCCGAACTTGGAACTGGTAGTTTGACCGTTGTCACTCAGTGGCAAATCACTTCTAGCGCTACTGATGCAAACAAGAAACTTGTGGATTATGACCCGGATCTTTTTGACCTTGATAGCACACATTATGTCCTTCGGTTGGATATCCCCCAAGCAGAGCTTAACGCTGATTTGGATTATGACAATCTGTCTGCTCTTTCAACCACCGGTGCCAGCGTGAACCAAGTTGTGACCTCTTCAACGGATGCGTTTACCAACGCAAACACTAAACTTATTCGTCGCTTGACCGCCAAAAGCGGCACCGATCTTAGACTTTTCTTTGTCACTACTAACTCTGCCGCTGCTACCAAGAAGACCAGCAGTGGTGTTCTTGAAATTGATCAGCCAATTCGCGATAACTTCAACGCAGGTGGTTCTATTGGTTCTGTTGTTGGTGCTGATCCTTGGGGTCTGGAAGAGCCTACTCCGTCAACTGGTAATGTTGGCTCTAGTGTCAACAAAGATGAAATCCCCGAGATCGACATCAAAGTGGACTCGATTGCTGTTACGGCACAGACCAAAAAGCTCAAAGCAAAATGGTCTCCGGAACTTGGCCAAGACCTCAACGCATACCACAACTTGGATGCAGAAGTTGAACTTACCTCGATCCTTTCCGAGCAGATTGCTCTTGAAATCGACCGCGAGCTTCTGAACGACCTCGTGAACGGTGCTACTGCTGCTACCCGCTACTGGTCGCGTTCGCCCGGTCTTTTCGTGGACCGAACCACCGGTGCAGAAGTTGGCGCAAATACCGCTGCTCCAGACTTCACCGGTACTGTTTCCGAGTGGTATGAAACTCTGGTCGAGACCATCAACGATGTGTCCGCAGAGATCCACACCAAAACTCTCCGTGGTGGTGCAAACTTCATTGTTTGTTCGCCGCAGATTGCAAACATTCTTGAGTTTACCTCTGGTTTCCGTGCTTCCGTCACTGCTGATGTTGCCAAAGGCGACATCGGTGCTGTCAAGACCGGTAGCCTTTCCAAGAAGTTTGACGTTTACGTTGATCCCTACTTCCTCAAGAACGTGATTCTTGTTGGTCGTAAAGGCTCTAGCTTCCTTGAAAGCGGTTATGTGTACGCACCTTATGTGCCCCTGCAAGTGACCCCGACCATCTTTGGTGTCGAAGATTTCGTGCCCCGAAAGGGTGTCATGACTCGTTACGCCAAGAAAATGGTCCGACCCGATATGTACGGTCTGGTTGTTTGTCGTGGACTTAACGGCGAAAGCGGAGCTTAATTGCTAACTTAGTTTAGCATATGGTTCTCCTCCTTTGAGTTAACCCCCTTCCTTTGTTGGTTGGGGGTTTTCTTTTGTCTTCAACTATTTATTAGAAAACCTTATGAATCGGGAGATCTAATGAATGGCTATCCCCACATTAACACCTGTTAGTCAAACAAGCAAAAATATCTTACCTGAAACTGGGTCTGTTGCAAATGTAACAAGCACAGCAGTTCCTTTTGGGATTTACCTTAATTCCACCGACTTCTTATCAGGAGCGGCAGATCAGGTGGATTATACCTACCGAAAGTTGGGTGGAGATCTTCTTGAAATTGAATTATCAGAAAAGCAAGTTTACACTGCTTATGAAGAAGCAACACTTGAATACTCTTATCTTGTAAACATCCACCAAGCAAAGAACTCTCTGGGCGATTCTTTGGGGGCTACAACAGCTTCTTTTGATCATTTAGGGGAGTACAAGGCTGGAACCCTTTCTTCGTCTTTAAGCGGCGGAAACGTGGCTTTAAAGTATACAAAATTTTCTTATGGTTATGCTAGGAGGTTTGGAGATGCAGCGGCCACAGAAGCGACTGTTGGAGGTACTCAAAACTTCTATTCTTCTTCGTTTACTTTGAAAGATGACGTGCAAGATTATGATCTGATCTCAGCAATTTCTTCTTCTGTTGGATCTGGTTCCCTACCAGCAACAATTGATTATCAAAACAAAAGAATTATGATCAGAAGAGTTTATTATCTTTCTCCTAGAGCAATCTGGAGGTTTTATGGGTATTATGGCGGTCTGGGCGCAACAGGCAACTTGAGTACATATGGTCAGTTTGCAGACGATTCTACTTTCCAATTGGTTCCAGTTTGGCAGAACAAGGCCCAAGCAGCCGAGTATGAAGATGCAATCAGAACCAGAACGTCCAACTATTCTTATGAGATTAGAAATAACAAGATTAGGATCTTTCCTATTCCGCCTTCTCTCTTGAACAACAAAAAGATGTGGTTTGAGTTCACTGTAGATGGAGATCCTTGGGAGGATGACGCAGATCGACCCTCCGGTGTTGATGGTGTCAACAATATGAACACTCTTCCATTTGCAAATATTCCATTTGAAAGTATCAACTCAATCGGAAAGCAATGGATTAGAAGGTTTGCCTTGGCCCTTTCAAAAGAAATGCTGGGACAAATTCGAGGGAAATTCAGCACCCTTCCAATTCCCGGCGAGTCTGTTACTCTTAACCACTCTGAATTGCTTTCACAAGGTAAAGAAGAGCAAGATAAACTAAGAGAAGAACTAAAAACAATCTTGGATGAAATGACTTATCCAAAGCTAATTGAAACAGATGCTCAAATGACAGAGAATGCACAAAAGGTTTTCACATCTGCTCCAAATTATATCTTGATGGGATAAGGAAGTAATCAATGTCAACAAACAATAAATGGTCACAGCCGGACGCTCCACCTCCTCCAATGTTTTTGAACCAGAAAGAAAGAGATCTGGTTAAGCAAGTCAACGATGAACTGATCGAGCGTGTTATTGGACAAACTATCCTTTATTACCCTATTGATTTGGAGTTGACAAACTTCCATCCTCTTTATGGAGAGTCTATAGAAAAGACCTTTCTTCCTCCGGTCAGGGTTCACGCAATGGTTAAGTGGGATTCCCACGAAACAAATAATACAGGGTATGGGATTGATCGCTTAAGGAAGATCTCAATCAACTTTCACAAAAGAAGGTTGACAGAAGACCAAGACCTTTTTGTTAGAGAGGGCGACTTTGTTCTTTATGCTGATTTCTTTTATGAGATTGTCACCTTGACTGAACCTCGTCAACTATTTGGGCGAGGGGACAAGTCTTTTGAGATAATGGCAGAATGTATCCGAGCAAGAGAAGGAACTTTCAATGCACAATAAAAAAAGAGATGAAAAGCTAGAAAATGCGGAAGTTGTTTATCTTCAACCTTCAAACTTGGAAAACATTGATTTCTCTGTTTTTGAATGGGTTGATGAGCATCTTAATATTTCTATAGAAACAAACAAAGGCTTTGAAAAGGTTCCAGTTATTTGGACTTCGGCTGAAAGATCCTTTCAGTCTAAAAACGACAAAGAGCTTCGAGACTCTGAAGGCGGCTTGATCTATCCTATTATGACAATTGCAAGAACAAGCGTCACAAAGCCAAGAGACAAGCGCGGTGTCTTTTTTGCTCCAATGCCGGAAATCAATGACTATAGAGGCGGGGCAGTAAAAATCACAAAGAAATTAAATCAAAACAAAACAGCAAACTTTGCAAACGCTGATGCTTTCAAAAACCCCGGAATAAGACAAATCAACTTTGTTCTTCCAAAGAAAAGAGAAAAGAAAGAGGTTTTTAAAACAATTTCTATTCCACTTCCGGTTTACATTGAAGCAAACTATCAGATCAGTATCAAGGCCCAGTTCCAGCAGCAAATGAACCAAATGATCAATCCATTTATTTCTAATGTTGGTGGGATTAACTATTTCCCCCTTTCTAGAAATGGTCATTTTTATGAAGCCTTCATCCAAGATGATTTTGGAATTGCAAACAACGTTGAGAATATGGGCTCCGAAGAAAGAACATACGAAGCAAAAGTAAATATAAATGTCTTTGCTTATCTTGTCGGCGAAGGTGATAACCAAGCGAAGCCTTTCTTGGTCGAAAGAGAAAACCCAGTTCAAGTTAGGTTTATGAGAGAAAAGTCTAGTTTAGGCGAAAAGAATGATCGAACTGATCCTGTAAAAGATTATAGAAACTTTGGAGAATAATTCTTTTTGAACCTAATCAACCTATTTATTATAAGAAAAATGATATTTGATGTATAGGAGATTATTGAATGTCCGCTAAAAATTTTAGATTTAGATCCCCCGGAATTCGAATTGAAGAAATCGATCAAAGTGTGATCGATAACCCAGTTCTTTCAGAGGTTGGCCCTGTGATCGTTGGTCGTTCTCAGCAAGGTCCAATTATGAAGCCGGTCGTTGTCAGTTCTGTTGATGAATTTGTTCGAGTTTTTGGAGTTCCTGCTGCTGGTGGTCTTTCGGCAGGTGATGGATGGCGAGATGAAAACACAACTTCCCCCCACTATGGAGCACACGCCGCTGTTGCTTATCTGAGAAATGCTGCTCCTGTCACTTTTATCCGACTGGGTGGATATCAACACCCAACACCAACTGCTGATGGCTATGCTGGTTGGAAAACGACCGTGATCGCACCTTCGGATGCTTTAGCGGCTAACGGTGGTGCTTATGGTCTTTGGCTGCTGCCTTCGGCTTCTAGTGGCAATCACGGAACCGGCTCCCTTGCGGCAGTTTTCTACGTTGATGAAAAAGCTTCTCTCTCTGTCGGCACCGCGTCAAACGCCAAAACTCATAAATTGTTTCCATTCTCTGAAAAGATGAACACGGCAGACATCGATATTTACTTTGCATCTTCTATTGCCGCTGGATATGATGAGATCCAAACTAAGCAATATAAAGTCTCTTTGAACCCTGATAAGGCAAACTTTATTCGCAAAGCAATGAACACAAGCCCTGTTGCTTGTAACTCTGCCTTGAATGATAAAAGAGAACTTTTCTGGGTTGGTGAGACTTTTGAAGATAATATTAAAAAATTAGCAGATGCAGATGCAAATTCAAATACGTTAGCTTTCATTACAGCCTTGGATAAAGAAACCGAGAACAACAAATCGGACTATCAATACCCAGCACAAGCTGCAAAGACTGGATATGTATTTTCGCAAGATCTGGGAGCGTCAGGTTCTTTTGACCCGATTGATAACCCTCCTCAGAGACTTTTCCGCTTGGTTGGTCTTACGGAAGGAAGCTGGGCTTCGAAAAACCTTAAAGTTTCCATTTCAAATATTCGCTATACAAAGGTGGACTCTGCTGCCGATCCTTATCCTACTTTCAGTGTTCAAGTCCGAGGGGTTGGTGATAGAGATGATGCTCCGGAAATCTTGGAAGCATTTGATGATTTGAACCTTAATCCACGCTCTTCTGATTATGTCGCTAGAAGGATTGGAGATCAGTATCTTAAATTGGATCAAACAACTGACAAGTTTGATGTTGTTGGAGAGTTTCCAAACCAATCTCGTTATATTCGAGTTGAAATGCACCCAACTGTCAAGGCAGGTAACGCAAATCCGGAACTGGTTCCGTTTGGCTTCTTGGGACCAGCGCGACGACAAAAGTTTCAGATTTGCTCTGGCGCACTTGATCCCGCTACTGGATATCTTAACTGGTCTGGCTCTTACGCATCCTCCTCGGTAGCATACAGTCAAGATACTACTGGGGTTGCTAAGTGTATTACTTCTAATGGCACTGTTTTCACTGGCTCTTTGGAATGGCCAGACTATCTTCTTCGGGTGACTGCTTCAAACGCTACCCGTGGATTGGCAAGAGGGGCTTATTTTGGCGTTCGAACGACACGCGAAGATACCGGTCGCTTTTATTCTAGAGCTTATTCAGACCTTACTTACCCTCTGGAAGGTGATGGTTCGGGCGCTGCTCGCGATTCTTGGGAAAAAGGAACCGGCACTGTTCATACCTTCGCGTTCTCTTTGGATGATGTTCGACAAGCTTCTTCCTCTACAAAAGGGTGGCAAGATGATGCAGTCTATGCTAGCACAAACCGAACTGGCGGAAGTTCCCTTTCTGCTACCGGTATTTATTATAAAGCAGAAGGCGCTGGTAAAGCCCCTGCTGAGTTGGTGAGACTCTACAGCAACACTTCCGAAGGTTGGAAAACTGTTTTGGATGCTGGTTATAATAAATTCACAATGCCTCTGCACGGCGGCTTGGATGGTGTTGATATCAAACAAAAAGATCCTTTCTCGATTGATGAGTTGGATGGCGGCGCTTCTACTGATGGACGTGGAAACTATGCTTGGTACTCGGTTCTCACGGCTATCAAAATGTTCAAAGATCCGGAATTCTTGGATGCAGATGTTGCAGCAGTTCCCGGTCTTATGGAGCCCAACTTGAACGTTCAACTGGCTGACTATGCTCGCGAAAGAGGTGATATGCTAGCAGTTCTTGATTTGGATTCACAATACCGTCCGCTTGAAGTTCTCAAACCCTCTGAAGTTGGCACAGATGCCAAAAGAGGAACCGTCTCTGGTGCCATCAATCATAGGCGAGGTGACTTGGCACAAGTCAATCACTCTTACGCTTGTACTTTCTATCCTTGGGTTGACATTGTTGATACAAGAAATGATGCGACTGTTGCTGTTCCTCCCTCTGTCCCAATGCTTGGTGTGTTTGGACGAGTTAAGCAAACTTCCGATGTTTGGTTTGCTCCGGCTGGCTTCAATCGGGGCGGTCTTTCTTCCGGTCTGGCCGGCGTGACTGTTGTCAATGTGAAAGATAGATTGACCTCTTCTGAAAGAGACGACCTTTACGACAATGGAGTTAACCCAATTGCTAATTTCCCCTCGGAAGGTATCGTGGTCTTTGGGCAGAAGACTCTTCAATTAGAAAGATCGGCGCTGGATAGAATCAATGTTCGACGACTGCTTATCTTCCTGAGAAGAAGAATTTCGGCAATCGCAAAAACTGTACTTTTCGAACAGAACGTTCAAGCAACGTGGTCGGATTTCTCTAGAAGAGCAAACGAAGTTCTGGAAGAAGTGAAGGACGGATTAGGTCTGGTAGATTACAGATTTGTTCTGGACAACAAAACTACTACTCCTGACCTTGTTGACCAAAACATTCTTTATGCGAAACTTTTCATTAAGCCGGCAAGAGCAATTGAGTTTATTGCTCTGGACTTCATCCTGACGAACACCGGTGCAGAGTTTCCAGAATAATATAAAAGAACTAGTTAATAATAAAAGTAGGAGAATATGAATAAATGGCTAGAGCAAAGAATAGATTTTGGCACCAAAGCACAATTCAGCCAAAGCGTCAATTCAAGTTTGTCGCAGAGGTTGGGAATGGTAGGGTTCTTTATCCCTACCTGTTAAGGAAAGTTACCCGACCCGAACTTACAATGGCGGACAAACAGCACAAGATCTTGGGTCATGAGTTTCATTTTCCCGTTGGAACTCAGCAATGGAATGTTGTTAACATTGAATTTATGGATATCGCAAGAGATTATGCAGACGAAGGAGATGTTCAAAACGCTGCTTTGTTTCTTCAAAATGCAGTTTATGCTGCTGGTTATATTTACCCAAAAAGCTTGCCCGATGCAACCATCGGAATTACAAAAGGGAAGGCAGTGGTCGCTATGAGCAACTTGGAGGTCTTCCAATTGGATGCAGAGAATCGCGTTTTGGAAACTTACACATTCCACAATCCTTTTATCACGAAAGTTAACTTTGGTGGGGATTTTGATTACAATGTAGAAGAGTTTGTTATGCCCAATATCGACATTCGTTATGATTGGGCGGAAATTCAGCCGGGACTTCGAGGCTCTCTTGACCAATCTTACGGAGGTCTCACTTCCGATGCAGACCGACAAGTAAGCCGCGCAAGAACTATGAGCGGTGACCTTCCCTCGGACACTTAAAATAAAATAGACTTATGAGGTGATTAATGTCTTTAAGAAACAATTCAGAACGGCTTGGCGCTCACCCTACCAGTGAAGCGCCGGCTCCTGCCTTTGCAGAAAATCAATTTTCCTTTGTCCTTCCTACAATGTTTGTTGAACTTCCTTCCAAGGGAGAGTTTTATTTGGAAGGGCACCCTCTCCACGGTCTTGACGCAGTTGAAATCAGAATGATGACAGCTAAAGATGAAGACCTTTTGACGAACCCTGATTTGATCAAAAAGAAAGTGGTTTTGGATCGTTTGATTCAATCTCTTTTGGTTGATAAAAGATTGAGGGTTGACGACCTTCTTGTTGGAGACAAAAATGCTATTCTTTTGAATGCCAGAGTTGCAGGATATGGAGCGGACTATACAGTTGAGATAACTTGTCCCAATTGCGGCGCAAAAGAAAAGAAAGAGTACGACATTGAAGAATGTCTTCAAACAAAAGAAAGCCAAGAGTTGGAAGAGATCCAAAAAACAGAAAGAGGCACTTTTCTTGTTCAACTTCCCTTGGTTAAGTATACTTGTGAAGTGAAGCTTTTGACAGGCAAGGAAGAAAAGAAGATCTTGAAAAACTTTGATTTTAATTCAAAGAAAAAGAAAAACACAACCTTGACAGATCAATTAAAAGAAACAATCGTTGCTCTCAACGGTGACGAAGACAAGAAAAAGATTGAGTTCTTTGTTGATCATATGCCAGCTTCGGATGCAAGGTTCTTAAGAAAGGTTTATGATAAATTAGCACCAGATGTTCAAATGGTTACAGAGTTTGAATGTAGGGAGTGCGAGCATCTAGAGGTCATCGAGGTACCTCTCACCGTTGACTTTTTTTGGCCTAAGTGACGAATACATCCAACACGTATACGAAGAGATGTTCCTCTTGAAGTATCACGGTGGATGGTCCCTTTTTGAACTTTACAACCTGCCTATCACCCTCAGAAGATGGTTTCTTCAAAGATTGAATGAAGAGATCGAACGCCAGAACGAACAAATCGAAAAATCCTACAAATCTAAATAATCTTACTTCTCATCTATTTATTGTGTGTTCTATAGGAATGATTAATTTAAGGAACTTTGTCAGATGGCTGAAGATTATATAAAAGAAATAGAAGATCTAAAAAGAGCGGCCGCAGAAGAAAAAAAACTTTTGGAACTGCGGGAAGAAAAGCTTAAAAATGCCAAGCAAACCGCAGAGGTGCAGAAAAAATTACTGGATAATCAAGTTAAACAAATAGAAAATCAAATACAAATTCTTAAACTAGATGCTAAAACAGCAGAAAACGACGAAGAAAGAACAAAAAAACTTAAAGAAATTCTTGAACTTGATGAAAAACTAGAAAAAGCCAACGAAAAACTTAAAAAATCAGAAGAAGCTTTACAGGAATCAAAAGAAAGAAACTTTAAAACAACTTTAAATCAGATAGATGTTTATAAAAAGCTAGAAAAGGCAATGGGAGCCCTTAAAAATCCATATGAGGCACTAGGAAAAGGTTTAAATTACCTTATTAATCTAAGCATCGCAGCGACAAAAACTTATGATGAGCAAAGAGCAGCCCTTGCAAAGTTAACTGGTGGCTTGTCTAGATACAATCAAGAACTAGCAGACGGAATGAATCAGGCATCTCTTTCCGGTGTGACAATGAAAGAGTTTGGAGAATCATTCAACGCAGCCGCCGGAGAGCTTACTTCCTTTGGATCATTAAGTGCTAGCACAAGAAAAGAAATTGGCACTCTAGCTAGTCAAATGAGCCGGCTTGGTATGGATAATTTCATAAAGAACTTGGAGATGGGAGTTCAAGGCTTGGGAATGACCCAAGACCAAGCAATGGAGGCCCAAAAGGAACTGCTTGGGTTGGGTTCTGCATTGGGGCCTAGGTTCAAAAAAATGATTGACTCTGATTTCGGACCAGCAATGGAATCTTTGGCTGCTCACACAAAAGGCAAGGCAATTCAAGTTTTCAAAGAATTGGCAATTCAATCAAAGAAAACAGGCTTGGAATTGTCAAAACTAAGAGCATTCGCAGAACAGTTTGATACATTTGAAGGCGCTGCTTCTGCTGTTGGAAAGTTGAATGCTGCTTTGGGTGGCAACTATTTCAACTCCTTGGAGCTTTTGAGAGCATCGGAGTCCGAAAGGGTTGATATTATCCGTCAAGGTATTGCACTTTCAGGCAAAAGGTTCCAAGATCTTTCTCGTTTTGAGAAAAAGTTTGTCGCACAGTCGCTTGGGCTTTCTTCTGTCGCAGAAGCACAAAAGCTTTTGAGAACAGAACAGGAAAAAGAAGCAGAAGAATTAGAAAGGCTAACAAAGCAAGGTGAGAAGTTTGGTCTTTCGGCAGAAGAAATGAAAGAAAGAATAACAGCAACACAAAAAGTTTCAGAACAATTTAAAATGGCAATGCAAAACTTGGCATTCGCCTTCAAGCCTGTTATTGATTTTCTTGCAAAAGTTGCAAAGTTTTTAGCAGGATTAATGGAAGGGTTTAAAAAAGCAGATCAATCAGGTCGTGCTTTGGCTGTTGGCTTGGGGATACTGCTCGGATCTTTGGTGGCCATCAAACTAGCTTTGACCGGTATTGGTGCGTTACTTGGTTCTCTGGGATTTGCCGGTGCCGCAGGTGGTGCAGCCGCAGGCGGTGCAGCAGCCGCAGGCGGGCTAGCGGCTCTTAAAGGGTTAGGAATTGTTGCTTTAGGGTTGGCAGTTGCTGGAACTGCTTTATACTTCTTAGGCGCTGTAGTTATGCCTGCTTTGGGTATTGGCTTTAAAAAACTTAGTGAAGGTCTAACTCCCTTGATGGAAGCTTTATCAAAAGCGGGTGGAGCATTTAATGTTGTTAAGGAATTAGGAATTCTTTTTGCTGGTATTGCTGGCCTGACAACTATGTCTGGGATTTTGACATTGGCAGGGGGGGCAGTTTCAGCAATCGGCGGAATGTTTGGCGCTGGTGGTCGACTAGAAAAAGCAACAAAGTTAGTAAACACGGTGAAAAAGTTGAAAAACGCAGAAGCAGAAAAGCTAACCGTCAATCTAAATGAAATTAGAGTTGTTGGCGACTTAGATTACAAGGTAACTATTGACTTTGCAAACTTAGACAAAAGCAAAGAAGATTTGGAAAAAACAATTAAGAAATTAGGCAATGAAATTGCAAAATTGAATAGTGTAAAAATGACTCTTGCTGGTGGTTTTTCTTCATAAGCATAAAGGAACAGAGAAGTGGCAAAAGAATTTAAAGATGGTTTAAAAATAGGTGGAACAGATATCTTCTCTAACAATGGAATATACTTAGAGTTTTATCACATTCCAACAAATAAATCAATCAAGTTTAAAGCATATATAACAAACTATAATGAAACTTATGACACTTCTTTTGATCCTGTTGATGTGTATGGACGACTAGACCCAATTACAATTTACAAAGGAACTAAAAGAACAATCTCCTTGGGGTGGGATGTCGTGGCAGAAACAGAAGCAGAAGCATACACAAACCTTCAAAGAGTTCAAAAATACATTCAAATGATGTACCCTCGTTACAACGAATATGTGTACGGAAGTGGAAGAACAAGCTACTCTGTTTCAGTTGTTGGCGCACCTCCGCTTTTGAAAATGAAGTTTATCAACCTTATTGCAGACTCTTCCAGATCTGCTTTCCAAAAAGTAGAAGAAGAAGCGGACACCGATCGTGATTTAAACTCTATTGGAGTTGGACCATCTAGAAAGAAAGAGGGTAGAACTCCATTTGGAGGTCTTGGGATAAAAGAGTTCGACTTGAGAGAAGTGAGGTTATCCAATTTGTATCTTGGTGCGGACAAAGCTCCAAAAAAATCCAACCTTATAAAGTTTGGATACACTCACGGAACGGCAAAAACACACGGTATTATTGTTGCTCCGGGCTCTTTGACTGTTGATAATCACATTCACGATGAAGGTTCTCTTATTCGCTCTATAAATTGTGGTGTTGCCGTTTTGCCAACAAAAATTTCACTGGCAACCACCTATACAGTAATTCACAACCACGATCTAGGGGAATCTGATAGGTATTCGGTTAAAACAGATGCAAAGAAGATAAACAGAAAATTTAAAAACAAAAGTAGAAGGTTCCAACATTTCCCATATGGAGCCCAAAGAAATATCAAGAGGTTGAAAAAATAATGCCTAGGAATAAAGAAGAAGCAAGAGGTAGCCTTTTTGTAACAAAGTTTGATATGTTTAAACAAATCAGCGAAAGAAGGAATATGGAAGCAATTCAGTTTTCTTCAAACCTGCGCTTTAATCCCATCCCAGAAAGTGTTGAAAGTCTTCTTTCTTATTATGAACACGAATGGAAAAGAGGGGACAAGTTTTATAAATTGGCAGATCTTTATTATGGAAATGTTGATTATTGGTGGATCATCCCACTCTTCAATAATAAACCAACCGAATTTCATTTTAAAGCAGGTGATAAAATATTAGTTCCAGTTGAAATTGACTTTTTAATTGAACAGTACGGGTTTTAAAAATGGCAGACGATAAAAAAATTAACAAAAACAAACTTTCTTCCAGAATCCACAGAGCAGAGCAATGCCTCTTGGTTGGAAATGTAGCAACTTTAGTTGATTCTAATGCGACCAGAGAGACAAAAGGCGATGAACACACGCTTTACAAGTGCTTAAACAAACATCATATATCACTTGGAACAGACGAAGATATTTTAGAAGAAGTTATAGGAACTGTTTTTGTTGGTTCTGAAATGCAAACCTTTATGGACTTGGACGAAGAAGAAATATCTTATTTAGCTCCAAAAATTAGGCTATTTCGCGTTTTTGATGGTGAGCAGATAGTTAAAAAGTTACAAAAGAAGATTAAATCAAAAAATGCGTCTCTAACAAGAGAAGAGAAGAAAGGACGCTTTGCAGACCTCACAAGAATGAAGAAAACATATGATCAGCGTGACAAATTAGAAAAAAGACTTAAAAAAGTAAAAACTAAACAAGAAATTCTAGAATTTAAATTTGAAAATTTTCAAGACAATGCAGATATAGAAGCTATCATAACTGGTAGGAGAGACCGCGTCCAAGAAGCAGGAATTGTTAGTTGCAATTGGAACTTGATGGGAAAAAACCCCGCGGAAGCAGAAAGGTTGGTAGATGTCCAGATCAAGTTTTTCTTTTCTTCGATTGAAACACTTCTTTCTAACGGCGCTCCGGGAACGATTGCCCCGCCATACATCGATCTAATTCCAGATTTCAAGAGAGAAGTGGACACTTCATACAACATTGTTTTGTCAGTTGGTTATGAAGTCCCAGATAAAAACTTCAAAACAATTGTTAGAAACGAAGAAAGATATAAAAAAATAACAAGAGCAATTGAAAGAAGCAACAAAATCTTGAATTTGAAGTTTACCTCTCAGGATATTGAATTTGATCAGACTGGTATGATTTATATGACAATCAGATATGTTGGTTATTTTGAAGAAAGAATGTCAAAAATTATGCTTTATAATGACTTAGGCCCATCAGCCTACAGAGAGGTGCAAAAAGAATTTGTAAAAGAGAACGATAGGAAGCAATATATACAAAGGCTAAAATCTACCGGTAATAAAATATTGAAAGCATATGAGAAATTGACACCACCTAAGCCGTCATCTTCTTCTTCGTTTTTAGATGGTATTTTTGGTAGTCTTGGTAGAGACGGGATTAAAATTGATAGAAACACCGCCACAAACGATCAAAACGTGGCTAACAGCTATAGCACACAGATCAAATATGACAACCACCAACAAAAACTTAGAATGATGAGAAAGACTTTGGATGCTGATAGTTTGAAAAAAATAGCTTCCAAAACAACAACCTTACAACTGATCAATCAGATATTAGCAAGAGGAAAAAAAGTCGAAGGTTACGATGGCCCTAGGGCAACCATGTTTGATAACGGGGGTGAAAAATATCTCAACTCCATCAGGGAAGTGACAGTCGATATACAAGAGCTAGCTCATATTACTGGCTTAACAAATCTTAAACAGTTTTTTGAAAAAGAAGATATTAAAAAATTAATCACATCAGAATCTTACAAATCTTTTTTAAGCAAACCCAAGAAAGAAAAAAAGTATGAAGCTTTTTTTAAACCTTCTCCCTCGGATGAATCACTGATTAAAGAATTGATAGCTAGCTTAGGCGATTTGGCAAAGAATTTAAGAACAGGGAATATAAATTTAAGAACAAAGAATTTAAAAAAAGAAATACAAAAAATTATAAACAAAACAGCCACAACAAGCATTGGAAAAGAAACCACATATATCATACAATATACCACAATTGGAGATATTTTTGATGCTATTATCGATGCTTGTACGGAGTCAAAGTCAATGATTGCTAGAAAAGATGAGATTGATGCTTTTCTCTCTTATTCTAGAATTGCTTTTGGAAATATAAAGCTGTTGTCTTATCTTAGAAACGGCTCCTCTAGGACAACTACAGTTAGTTTAAATGACTTACCTGTTTCTTTAAAATACTTTAATGCTTGGTTTTTAAGAAATATGATAGACACCGGGGCTTCTTCAATAAGTTTACTAAGATTATTCAATCGCTTTGTGTCAGAATTGATTGTTTCTTCTGTTGGCACAAACTGCTTTAGAAGACAAGACGCATCCTTTAAAAGTTTTCCTAAACCACAACTAAGGACTAACTATCAAAATTTGAATAGTGAACTTGACCCGATAGTTCGGCAGTTTGGAGGGGTAAAGCTCGCAACAAGACCCTATTCAGATCTTAGAGGAAAGCCGGATATGCAAGTGTTGGCAAACTTTGATAGAGATAGGGGTGAATTTAATTCAAATGCTAGTATCTATAACTATCTTTTTATAAGTGCCAGAAATTCTTTCTTGGGGGATAGGCGGTCAAATATCGTAAGGGACACAAAAGCTGGCATCTTTCATCTTTTCTTGGGTCGCGACAATGGCTTGGTAAAAACTATCAACTTTTCCAAAGCAGATCAAAAGTATCTTGAAGAAGTAAACTTAACTAAATCTAATCCAAATACAAAATTAGAATTGTTTAGAAGAATCTATAATATTCAAGTTGAATTATTTGGCAACTCTGCTTTTGTCCCCGGCCAAATGGTTTATGTTAACGCGGACTCTATTTCAAAGAATTCATCTACTGCTTTGAGTTTGGGTTTGGGTGGTTATTATGTGATCACAGAAGTTTCAAATTCTTTTGAGGGAGGCGCTTATAATACCTCTTTTAAAGCTATTTGGGTTGGCTTTGGGGTAGGCCCTAGGGTTAAATTCGGCTCAGGCGCTATAGAAAATGCCGGCAATAAATTAAACAAGTTCCAAAACTTGGATAGTATTGATCAGCAAGTTAATAACATTTTGAAAGGGAAGCTCTTAACTAGAAAGGAGAAATATACGGAGGTGCAGACTGTTACACCTACTAGCCCCTACGCTCGCACTCTTCAATACAAAAATGTAACTAAGACAAGACAAGTTCCTGATAAAGATGCTACAAGACGAGAGTTGATGAAAAAATTCAGAGAACTTTTTGCAGATGTATTCAACAAGTAAGGAATTAATAAATGGAAAAGTTTGATCTTGATAAGATCAGTTTAGATCTTAGCGAAAATTATACAAACGATGTTATTCCTTCAAATCAGTCCAACCAATCTTCTTTAAAAGAAGCATTTGTTGAAAGGTTGAAGTTTATCAAAGGAGGTTCTCCAATCCTTCTTCCTGATGGTTTTGACTTTGTTAAAACAGGATTTTACTTTGGAAAAGTAAACGAAAAAGGACAAGCTATAATCCCAAAAAGATCTTCCTTTCAATTGGTTGATCCAAAATTCACAGATGATGAAGAGGTTTACCTTAACAAAGACCTTTATAACATATATCAAAACTTTTATGATATAAGAAAATATGACTTTGCAATAGGCAAAAACCAAATTGATTTATTCTCTGAAGTTTTTCTTATTCAAAAGGGGGCACAACTTCCAGAAGAAGTAGAAGAAGAATACTTGGATTTTGCTTCTGATCTGATCTTGGATAAGTTTGAAGATTTTATCTTAGGAACACCCTTAGATCAAGCTTCCAACTTTGATCTTTTTATAAAAACAATCTATTCACTTTTCAAAGAGCAAAGAATAGGTCCTGAAATCTTATATTCAAATTACATTCTTTCTTTTCGAAATTCAATGTTGAATTCAGGACTTGGGTTTGAAATCCAAGATGCTAATGCACCTTACGATAACAATGAATTTAAGTTTGATAACTTTTATAGAATCCCGCAGTATGGTGGATTGGCTTGTCTTTGTTATCTTTCTGGTATGAGATATGACAAAAATGTTCCTTGGCGGTTTTTTATGGATTTTAACTTACCTTCAACAAAAAGTCAATTGAAAAATAAAACTTTGAAAGATTACTTTAAAGAAAACTTCGAAGTTGTCGAAGGTAGTTATAAAGAATTTGAACTTTTGTATTATTCTTTTTTTAAAGCTTATTTGAAAGTTTTAAAAGAAAATTCTTTGATCTTTAAATCTGAACAAATTGTTAAATCTTGTTCTAAATCAAATACTAAAATTAATAGATCTTATTCTATTCAAAGAAAGATCTTAACAGAAAATGAATACAAAGATTATTATATTGAAAATTATTTAAAAAACAATAATTTAATTTATTATTATTCAGATCTTTTAAGTTTTATTTTTAAAAGTAATAAGAATATAAATAAATTAAAATTTAATATAGAAAGAATTTTGAAAAAAGATGTTGACAGAAGGTCAGTCATCGAGTATACTTACAACACGCTCAAAAATTGTTCCAAACAGACACGGAGGACAAATGTACTTTCAAACACTTCAAAACAAGGTATTTCTTCAAGGTCAAGTTATTGACTACATCCCCAAATCCGCAACCAAAACGTGGGAGTTCAACCCTAAGTTCCCAACAAGCGGCACAAAATACGGAATTGTTCTGACCGAAGGACAAGGTCTTTCCGATGTCTGCCCCGCCACAATCTCCAAAGAATGGGAAAACTGTCAAAAAAAGATGAAGGCTTTTGTGAAGTCTTTCCAACACGTTGGATGCGATCCAGCAAGAATGAATGTTCATACAGTTTTTCCTTTTGATTTGATCAATCAATATTTTACACTAAAAAATCAGATTTGTCAACATGTGTTCGAAACATATGAAGAAAAAGAGAATTCTGATTTTCTGAACCAGATTTATTCTTTCTGTTCAAAGATCTCAGGGCAAGAAATCAAAATCAATCTTTCGAATATTCCCTTTCATTTGAGAAAAAAGTTCAAAGACGTTCCAACAAAGGTCAAATACAACCCTTTCAAGAGCGTTACAGGGCGCTTAACGACACGTAAAGGCTCTTTCCCTATACTGACCCTCAAAAAGGAATTGAGGGGGCTTGTTGAGCCTCATAGGGCTTGTTTCGTGGAGTTGGATTTCAACGCTGCTGAACTAAGAACGTTCTTGGCTTTGGCCGAACAAGAACAGCCGGAAGGAGATCTTCACTCTTGGATTGCTGAGGAAGTGTTCGAAGGCAAATACACTAGAGAAAAGTCAAAACAAAAAACATTTGCTTGGTTTTACAACCCTGAAAAAGAAAACAAAGCTTTGGAAAAGATCTTCAACAGAAAAAAGATCTTGCAAAGATGGTATAAAGATGGTATAATAACAACTCCATTTGGAAGGAAAATAGAAGCAGATGATCATCACGCTTTAAATTATCTTATTCAATCTACAACTTCTGATCTTTTCTTGGAGCAAGCAATGAAAGTTGACAAAATGCTGGAAGGGAGGAGATCTAATGTGGCTTTTACTATTCACGATTCTTTGGTTATTGATTTCGACTTGGAAGATATGGAGATTATCAAAAGCATACTTGGAAGGTTTGAAGAAACAAGGTTTGGGAAATTCAAAACAAATATTGCCGGAGGAAGAAACTTCGGACAAATGAAGGAAATGAATATATGAAAAAGATTATTATCTCTCTAGACTGCCCTATGCAAAAAGCGGTCAAGATTATGAAGCAAACAGGGGATATGGAAGAGGTTTATGGTTATAAGATTGGATTTCATCTTGTTTTTACATTTGGTTTGATTCGCTGCGTGAATGAAGTAAAGTTTAGAGCACCAAATAAAAAGGTGATCTACGATCATCAAAAAGCAGGAAACGACATCCCACAAATGGGAATGAACTTTGCTTCTGCGATGAAGATGGCAGGCGTTGATGAAGCGATCTTGTTTCCTTTTGCCGGCCCTGACTCTTTGGATTTTTGGTTGAAAGAGTTGAGAAAAAGAAACATTAAAACGATTGTTGGCGGCAAAATGACTCATCAAGGGTTTTCAAAAGAAGAAGGGGGCTTTTTTTCTGATGAAGATTCTTTGAAGATTTACAAGCAAGCAGCAGAGTTTGGAGTGAAAAGGTTTGTGCTTCCTCCTAGTAAACACGAATTTTACAACAAAGTTTCAAATATCTTGGGAGAAGATAAGATCATCTATTCTCCGGGATTTGGAGCACAAGGTTGTGAAGAAAACTTATTCACGGATTATCCTATTCTAGGAAGGAGCATTTACAATTCCGAAGATCCAAAAGCTGCTGTTTTGGAATGGCATAAAAAACTTTGCAAGGAAGAAAAAGAATGAATGTGATTGGTTTGGGCAATTGTGGTTGCAATATTGCAGAAAAGTTTAGACAATATCCTCAATACGATCTTTATCTTTTCGATACAGAAAAAAGGGAAGGGGGCTTTCTGATCGAAGAAAGAGGATCACACAAGGAATATGAAGATCATTTCAATGTTCAAGTTTGCCCAAAACATTCTGAAACTCTTTTTTTTGTTTCAACTTCCGGCACAACTGCTGGGGCCTCTTTGAGGATCTTGGAGCAATTCAAAGAAACAAAGATCAGAGTGATCCTGATCATTCCGGAAGAAGATCAACTTTATGATCAGTATTCTTTGCAGCATAAATTGATTTTCAATGCCTTGCAAGACTATGCGAGGTCTGGTATGTTCAAAGATATCGTCTTAATTTCAAACGAGAAATTAGAAAGTTCAATTTCAGGCTTGACATTTATGAATAAGTTTGATAAAATCAACGACGTAATCAGCTACTCAATTCATATGCTGAATTACTTTGAGAATGCAAAGCCGATTACAGCAACGAAGTTTTCTTCAATGGAGAGAAATAGGATCTTGTCGATTGGATCATATGATTTTGAAAATAATTCTGAAAATGATTATTTTTTGCTTGACAATCAAAATGAGTTCTGGTATTATATGTCCATCGATAAAAAGCGCTTGGAAGAAGATGTTAATCTGATCCCTCTGATCAAGGGAAACTTTAAAGAAAAGAAGAATTTTTGTTATAAGATTTATCCGAATGAATCTGGTTATAATTTTGGTTTGGTAGTGAAAAGAACACACTTTCATCAAGGCACAAAACTAGGAGAAAAAGATGAAGTTTAATGTATACCATGGCACTTTCAAAAAGAAAGACGGAACAATTCGAAATATGCAATTTGTAAGGTTGGACGAGATTCCAAAAGAAGCTCTTCCGGAAGGAAAAGGTGGAAAGAAAGCAAAGCTTCAGGAAGGAATGGAGTTGGTTTGGGATATGGAAAATAAAGGGTACAGAGTGATCAATCATAACACTTTGATTGGTGAATTGGTTTCTTATCATATGTCTGGAACTTTGAATTTGAAATAATTTGAAAAAAGTTCTTGACTTTTTGAATTCGTTTTGGTATGATATTACACAAGCTCAAAGGCTGTCAACAACACAAAGGAGAAATGACAATGGCTATTGACATGAAAAAGATGAAAGAAAAGTACAACCGTCTGAAAAACAAAGGAGGCGGTAAAGACAATCTTTTCTGGAAGCCGGAAGACGGAGAACAAGTGATCCGTATTCTTCCTACTTCGGATGGCGATCCGTTCAAAGAGTTTTGGTTCTACTACGGATTGGACAAAGCACCCACTCTTTGTCCGAAGCGTAACTTTGGTGATGAAAGTCCCGTTTTGGACTTTGCTTCCGAACTTTATCGCGAAGGCACTCCGGAGTCTATTGAAATGGCTAAAAAGCTGTTTCCAAAGCAAAGGTTCTTCTCGCCTGTCCTCGTTCGAGGAAAAGAAGATGAAGGTGTGAAGATTTGGGGTTACTCCAAGACTGTTTATGAGCAACTTCTGCAATTGGTTTTGAACCCCGACTACGGTGATATTACCGATACTAACACTGGGACCGACTTGGTTCTTGCCTATGGTAAAGCACCGGGAGCAATGTTCCCCTCTACCGTTCTTACTCCGAAGCGTCGAGCTTCGAAAGCATGCGAAGATGGTGATGAGGAATGTGCTAAACTTCTGGAAAACATTCCGGACTTTGATGGTCTTTTCGAAAGAAAAACCACGCAAGATGTTCAAGCACTTCTTGACAAATACCTTGCTGGCGATGACAAGGAAGATGTAGAAAAATACTCTTCCAATGTTGACGATAAAGTTGGAAAGGCTTTTAACGAACTTCTCGGAGGTTGATAAATGAATGCTGGTAAAGTAGACATGGACGTGTACCGCAAGCTGCTGAATAAAAAGGTAGGTATGACGGTTGCACACAACCTTAATGAAGAAAATCCAACAGAAGTCAAAGAGTGGATTGCAACCGGCTCACGTTGGTTGGACTCTATTATTTGCAGAGGCCAATTGGCTGGTATCCCTGTTGGTAAAATCACGGAGATTGCAGGACTTGAAGCTAGTGGGAAAAGCTTCATGGCTGCACAAATTGCTGGTAACGCACAAAAGATGGGCATTAGAGTTGCTTATTTTGACGCTGAGTCGGCAATTGACCCCACTTTCTTGGCAAAAGCAGGTTGCAATGTTGATGACTTGCTTTATGTTCAAGCAGCGTCTGTTGAAAAAGTGTTCGAAATGATTGAAACTCTTTTGGCAGATGAAGAGAAATGGCTGTTTATTTGGGATTCCCTAGCACACACTCCTGCGGAGAAAGATGTTGAAGGTGACTTCAACCCTCAATCTTCTATGGCAATGAAAGCTAGGATTCTTTCCAAAGCCTTCTCGAAGGTGACAATTCCTTTGGCGAACACACAATCAACTTTCTTGATTGTTAATCAGCTTAAAACGAATATCACCAGTAATATTGCAGAAGCTTTGACTACTCCTTATTTCACACCGGGAGGTAAAGCTGCTCATTACACTTATTCTTTGAGAATCTGGCTTACCGCCAGAAAAGCAAAGGCGGCTTACATTTTGGATTCCAATGGTGTTAGGATTGGTTCTGAAGTGAAAGTCAAACTTGAAAAGTCTCGTTTTGGTTCCGCCGGAAGGACTTGCAACTTTAAGTTGCTTTGGGGTCAACAAGTTGGAATTCAAGACGAGGAAAGTTGGCTTGATGCCATCAAAGGCTCTGAAAGGCTAAAAACCGGAGGAGCTTGGTACACTCTGACCTCGAAAGAAGGAAGAGAGTTTAAGTTTCAAGGAAAGCAATGGGTTGAGAAACTTCAAGACCCAGAGTTTAGACAAGTTATCTTTGACGTTATGGATGAGCATGTAATCTATAAACCAGCCGAAGATAACGAAGACGCATTACAAACACAGGAGGATTAAAAATGCGAAGCAAGAACCCTTATGAATTGAGATTTGATATCTTTCACGCTGCTCAGAGCAGGAAAATGGACCAGTATTACGAAAGTATGACTGACTACCGTCAAGCATGGAACCTTTCTCAAGAAGGCCGTTCGGTCGATGTTCCAAACCGTCCAGACTTTCCCACCTTGGACGAAGTCTTCAACGAAGCTTATCGTATCAAAGCTTTCGTAGAAGAGCGCGAAGATAACTAAAATATCTTCCAACCCTGAAGCCCGAAAGGGCTTCTTTTGGCTCCTTCGTCTAGTGGTTAGGACGCTGGTCTTTCACATCAGTAACACGGGTTCAAATCCCGTAGGAGTCACAATTAATTCCCAGCAAAGGAGAATAGAATGTCAAAGATAAAAATCACAGAACACCCTGAATTAAGTTCACTTTGTAAGCAATATATTGATGGAGACAAGGAAGACAAGCAAATCGTTTGGATGGAATTGTCTGATCTTTGTTTGGAAAAGGACATGAACAATCATCTCTTCTTTGAAGAATATTGCAGAGTTCACGGAGTTGGTCTTTTCGAAGGTCAAAAAAAGAAAAAGAAAACCAGACCATCCAACAAAGAAATGAGAAAGATGAAGAAAAGATGAGAACCGAAGAAATTAACAAGTGGCTTAAAGAAGGGGGTGAATTTCCAATATCTTTACTCTCCGAAGTAGAACTTTTAAAAGAGAATGATATCAAAATCGTCGAAGAAGACAATGACTATTATATGACCCACTACCATCCCCATAGGGTAGTATACCAAACTGTGGGTGGGAAATTTCATGGAGAACATAGTTTCTATTCCAGAAAAGAAGGGACATTGATGCTTCAGGAGAGAGTAAGCTATCTACACGGCGAGGTTGTCAAAATAGAAGCATGGTGGGATAATGGGCAAAAAAAATATGAATGCGACTGGCTAAATGGGAATCCTCTTAATTGTGAAGTGTGGCTTGAAGATGGGAGTAGATTTAAATGAAAGAAAAAGTTAATCATCCAAAGCATTATAATGTAGGCAAAATTGAAGTTATTGACGCAATTCAAGATTGGGAGCTTGACTTTTGCCTAGGAAATGTTGTAAAATATATAGCAAGACACAACCACAAGAAAGATCCTTTAACAGATCTTAAGAAAGCAAGGTGGTATTTGGATTATGCTATTAAGCAAAAGGAGAACTTAGATGCCGAGGTCGAAAGCAGACGTTAACAATCTTGTCGAGGCGGCAGTCGTTCCACATCACATCCATGACTCTGACGAAGAAAGAGAAAAGTTCATTAAGTTTCTCAAGAAAGATATCAAAGCTGCAAATCTAAAAGCAAAAATATACAGACGGAAGGTTTCTTTTGATGGAAACTCAATTGACTTGACAGTTGTTGCAGGTTATGGTATACTAGATGAGTAATTTGATCGTGCCTGTAGCATAATGGTTAATGCCACCGCCTCATAAGCGGTAAGATATAGGTTCGAGTCCTATCGGGCACATTTCGGGGGCTGTGGTGGAATTTGGTAGACACTCCGGATTTAAAATCCGGCGCTCGTAAGAGCGTGAGGGTTCGAGTCCCTCCAGCCCCACTAGTCGCGGAACCGAAAGTGAGGTGATATCATTAATGCGACTGGGGCTTTGCCCCGCTTATATCACAAAAGGAAAGACAAATGAGAAGAAAACCTTTACACGACCCTGTTCTTATTTCGAACAATATTTATTTATTTTCTGCTTTCTCAGCATATGTAGACAACTTTCCTTATTTGTCTGTAATGATTTTAATATCTTGGACTTTGTCTTTTCTTTATCACTACTCGAAAGAGCAAGATTTCCATAAACTAGATGTTAAGATGGCATGCACAACAGTTGGATATGCTCTTTGGTGCTTTATCGTGGTTGATCCTCCTCCTCCAATTTATTTGTTTGTTGGCGTGGGGGTCTTCACTTTGGGAATGTTTTGTTTGAAGATTGAAAGTTATGATGATCGATAC